GGTGAGGGTGCTGTCGTTGGCCAGCGACAGCGACCCCGTCAGGGTCGAATCCTCGGCGGTCGCGAACAGTGGACTGTCCGGATCCACGCCCGTGTAGGCGCCTACCACGCCCCAGTTACGCAGCGACGTACCGAGCGTCCACGTCCAGTTGGCGCCCTCGGACGAGGCCAACTTGCGGTAGACCCAGAGTGTCACCGCCGACCCGGAGGCCACCGAGTCGATGAGCGTCCACCCGGCCGGCGGGGTGATGGTCGGCGTACCGGCGGCGGAGATGAACGCGAACAGATGGTCGCGGTCCGGGTTCGCCCCCGTGTCCACGATCCCGACCGGCTTGGACACGACGACGGCGGTGCCGGCGGTGCCGTTGGTGACGTTCTGGCTGGAGCGGAACGCGACGGCCATCTAGCCCTTGAGCCCCAGTACGGCCAGGCGGCCGCCACGAGCCTGGACGGCGGTGTTGATGGTCTCGATCAGCGCGTTCTCCATCGACCCGGCCGGGAAAGTGAACACCACGGGGCGGGCATCAACGCTCCCACCGCCAGTCCCGCCAGCCCACGCGCGCGAGTCGGAGTTGCTGAGCATCCGTCCCTGCGCGCCGAAGAAGCCGAGCTCCGGTCCGTGCTCGCCGTAGATATACGGACGACCCGGCATCAGATCGCCGCCGCCCGCACGGTGCGCGGCGTCCTGCGCTGGCTCAGACAGGCTGCTGGAGACGTACTTCGGTATCGAGCCCTTGACGACAAGGTGTGCCGTGATGGTGAACTCGTACGGCTTCACCAGTTTGTCGATCTCAGCCTTGGTAAATCCCGCCTGCTTCAAGACGTCGCGGAGCCGGTCGACCATCCGCTTGTACGCGGCGTTTGCTTCCTCGACCTTGCCTGTCGCAGCCAACTCGTCGCGAGCCTTGGCCGCGTCCTTCAGGGCGGTCTGGATCGCCGTCATGTTGTCGCGGCCCTTTTGGCCGTTGATGTCGAGGCTGGTGCCGTTCTCCTTCAGGGAATCGGCCAGATCATCCAAGCCCTGCTCGAACGCGATGTTGGCGTCGATGATCCCCATCTGCATGTCGTAGAACTTGGTCAATGAGGCGGTGGCGTTGATGGCCTTCTTGTCGACCTCCGCCAGCGCGCCAGCGGTATCCTGTAGCCGCTCGTTCAGGTGCGCCGACGTGGTGGACATCATCTCGAACTGGGTCGACACCTCACCACTGCCACCGGTCAGGTTCTCAGTGGTGTCGTTGATGGACTTCATCAACTGCTCGATCGGGTACAGCGCGGGCGTCAAGACCTGCGCCCAGTGGAAAACGTCTTCGAGCGCGCCAGAGAAGTTGGCCGACAGTCGCCCGGCGAAGTGGAAGGTATCGCCGAGCACCCTAGTGATTTCACCGAGGGCACGCATGGACCCGGACAGGATGTCGAAGATTGCCTGCAGACCCTCGAGGGTGCCCTCAGAGTCCAGCATATCGATCAACATGTCGGAGAAGGCGTCGCCCATATTGCCCAGGCCTGCGGCCACCACGTCAGTGATCTCATCGAGGTTGTCCATGACCTTGTTCAGTCCGGGCATGGCGTTGGTAGCCAGGTCGACGACGCCCTTGGCGAGGTTCTCGATGCCGGGCCCGGCCTTGCCCAACAACTCGTCCAGATTCAGGTCCTGCAGGCCTTGCCCCAGGATGCCGATCGCGTTCACGACCGGATCGGCGAGTTGGTCGCCGCCGAATGTCTTGAACGAGAGGCCACCGGTCATGTCTTCCCAGGCCTTCTTGACCCGGGGATCCTGCGCGGCCGCGACGACACCACCCACGACGCCGCCGACGCCGACGGCACCGACGACAGCACCGGCGATGACAGCACCGATGGCGGGAGCGGCGAGGGCAACCAGTGCGACGATGCCGCCGATGAGGGCCCCGTGGCCACCCATACCGGCAGCGCCGCCGCCACCCGGTATGGCGCTACCGATCCCGGCGCCGACCGCTACCGCCGGGGCTTCGGTCAGGTCGCCCAGTTCCTTGCGGAGCCTCTGCAGTTTGCCTAGGAAAGACCGCTCCCTGCCGAGGGCCGTACCGTCCACGGCCTCGCCGGTACGGGCGAACTCGAGGCCGAGCTCGCGGACCTTCTTCTTGCTGGCGTCGATTCTGGCGTCGAGCAGGCGCAGTTCCCCGGCCGTGCCGCGGGCGTTGTCGCCGAGGTCGTCGACACCTTTCCCGGCGATCACGGAGACCGTCGCCAGTTCCGTCAAATCCCGGTCCACGGCGTCGATGGCCCTGTCGAGTTGGCCCATCTCGCGGTCCATCGCGGCGGTGGACTTCTCCACGGCGGCGGCGGAGGCGAGGTACCTGGCGGCTTCAAGGGTGGCCTCGACGGCTACCTTCCTGGCCAAGATCCACCCCCAGGAAAGTCCGGCGAGTGGAGAACACCGCGCCGCGGGTCTTGCTGTTCTCGACCGTCGCCTGCGCCACCCGTGATGGCTGGCAGATGTCCTCGATGACCAGCCATGAGCCCGCGGTCTTCTTGTCGCGGCACTCACTCATCAAATGGCCGCACATCGAGCACGTCTCGGCCCGCTCCGCCAGCAACGCCAGCAGCAGCCCCCGGTCGAGTTCTGACCACTCCGGCTCGGTGATGGAGCGGACCAGCACGCCGTCCTCGTACTCGTACGTCGTCACCGTTGGTTCGCCGGAGAATCGGCTGTAACTGGTGCCGGCCGCGAGAGCCGCCTCTACGTCTGCTCGGAGTCCGGGCTCAGATCGGAGGCGGCTGCGAAGTTTGGGACATCCACCTCACGGTGGTTCAGCAGGATGCACTGGTTGACCAGCCGCGTCCACGAGCCGTTGTTCAGATCCTCGGCGAACTCCGCTACCTGCTCAGGCTCCATCTCGGGGTCCACGCAGGACTTGGCCACCAGATCGCACCAGAACGGGAAGATGCGCTCGTCCCAGTCCTTCGCAGACTCACCCTCGGCCCGCTCTGGCTTGGAGTCCCAGAAGATGCCCCACGCGCGCGGGGAGAACGCACGGAGGTGGAAGTCGACGGTGGCCTCGACCATCTGCTCGCGGATGGCTTCCATCTGGTCGACGATGGCGCGCCGCGGTGAGGCGTCGGCGAGGTTGGTGGCCGGCTTGACGTCCGCGAGTTGTGCTTCGAGCTGTTCGTACTCGTCGCCGAGCTCGCCGGCCAGGCAGAGCGGCACCGTGACGGTGCGCCGGCTGGCCAGCTTGCGGACGTCGTCGAAGCTACGCAACGACGGCTCGCTTGTTCGGGTCGAGGTACACGCCCAGGTCGACGGTGAAGTCCCACGACCCGTCCGGCTGTGGCTTCTGGTTCATGTACTCGCCGCACTCCACCGGGAACATCTCCAGCGAGCCGGTGGTGCCGCCAGCGCCCTGACCGACGGTCCACGCAGTCGTGGTGTCCACACCCAGCCGCACGGCCAGGAACCCCGTGGCGCGGTACACGAGCAGGCTCCACGCCGGATCGGTGGAACCGGTGGTCGCGTCGTGGTGGCAGGTCAGGGAGACGGTCGGGTTACGTCGCCCCATCCGCTCGAGCGTGAACGTGGACCCCACGTTGCCCACGTTGACCTTGCCGGTGGTGTTGCCGATGTCCAGCCCGTCGGGGTTGATGTAGCTGGTCAGGTTGGTGCCAGCGTTGAGCTCGGCCACGGTTGGCAACGCGATGTTGCTGCACGCCGTCAGCCAGTACACCCGGACACGCCCGTCGATGATGACAACGGCCATTAGTTGCTCTCCTCGTCAGTCGTCTCCGGCTCGTTGTCGGGCTCGGGCTGCTCGTCGTCGGCCTTCTTCGGCCGGCGCTTCTTGGGCTCTTCCTCCACCGGGGCGTCGAGGTCGACACCGTCGGCGTAGTCGGGGAGGTAGAAGTCGGCCGGGCTCTCCCGCCACTCGGAGACGCGGTAGAAGCCCTTCGCCTGATGCATTTCGAAGGCGGCCTGCGGGACGATGCCGACGGTTTCGATGTCCGGATGCCGGACCACGGCGAACATGATCTACACCTTTAGGAGGTAGTAGGTAACGCCGGTGCGGGCGCCAGAGAATGTGACAGTGGCGACGCCGGTGGCGTAGTTGATGGCCGTGCGCGGAATGAACACCGCCCGGTGCCCGGTGGCCGTACCGACCAGCGACGGGACGGTGCCGGCGTAGCCCTGCTGCGTCACCGTCGGGTCAGCCACCGTGACGTCGGTGGTGGTGCCGGTGGTGACCACGAACATGATCAGGCCGTTGGGGCCGAAGCTGTCCGCCGAGATCGTGTCGGACGCTGCCGGGGTCAGGGCGGCTGGCGTGGTCAGGACACCGCTGGAGGGCGGCGCGACCGTTTGGGATGCTTGCAGCGTCATCCGACGCGCCTCCTATGTGGATGGGTGAGGGCCGGACTCAGCCGGTGGAACTGAACGAGTACGTCGAGATCGCATCGATGACGAGGCGGCCGGTGGTCTCGTCGCGGTCCGGCTCCAGCTGCTCGTCCTGTTTGATCGGTGAGCAGTTGCGACCCGGGATGATCGGGCGCAGGTTCAACAGCGTCGAGCGGACCTGCATCTGCACCGCGCGCGCGGCCTGCGGGGACAGGCCCACGCAGTGGGCGGTGATGGTGGTCGTGATGGTCTTCTGCGTCGACGTCAGTGCGGTGCCGAGTCCGTCGCGGGGCCACTGGATCCTTTGGTACAGGAGGACGTACGGCGGGTTCGGTGTCGGGCTCGGGACCACGCCGTCGTAGACGTGGACGATGTCCGAGTTTCCGCCGAGGGCCACGAGAGCGACCTGCGCGTGGAGTTCGTCGAGAGAGTCGTTCATTTGCCCTCAAGCAGGTCGGCGGCGGCCTTCCCGACGGCCCGCTCGAACTTCGGCAGCTCCGCATCCAAGGCGGCTTGGCCGGCGTCGTGGGGAGCGCTCGTAAGAGTTCCAAAAGTGATTATTTTGCTGAGGAACGCCTGCCGGTTCTTCGGATCCACCCCGACCTCAAGCGAAAAATCCGATCCGTGCTCAGTGATGTCGTAGCCGATGCTGCGGATCAGGTGCGGAATGTGACCGTGGTCGCTGGAGATGGCCTTCCACCGGGCCCGCCAGTCGAGCTTGATCTGCACACCGGCGCGGCTGACGATGCCGCGAAACACCTTCGGTGCCCGCTCCGGCAGCGACTTCAGGTCGGCCAGCCAGTCGTCCATGCCGTTGACCTTGAGGCCCATTACGACAGCACATCCAACAGTGGGAGCTTCCGCGTCGTCGCGTGACTCTTGCGGCTCGCCCCGGTGACCACGAACGTCCGGCCCACCAGATCGGTGTCGTTGAGGCACGTCACGCAGGTCACCACGTCGTCAGTCTCGATGCCCTCGCTGCCGACCACCGGCAGCTGAAGCTCGAAGTTGGCCAGCCGCACCGCCGCCTCGGCCAGTTCGCTGTTCCCGGCCTGGATCGCGGTGGCGGCCTGGAACCGGCACGGTCCGGTGTAGACGGTGGAGAACGTAGGCGTGACCACCCCGTTGGCCGGATTGGTCGACATTCCGGTCGGATGCTGCACCGTGCACGTGTCCGCAAGCGCGCCGGACGTGGTTAGGAAGGCGCGGCCGGCGAGGAGAACGTTTTCTCGGCCCACGGCTCAGGACGCCATCGTGATGGGCTCGTTGAGGCAGGTCGGCCAGTTCTTCTCCGAGCCGAGGTCCACCACCAGCGGGGTCGTGACGAGCTCGTCGACGACGTAGTCGATCCGCGCGTGCCCCTCCTCGTTGCGGACGATCTGCCGCAGGTGCAGTTGGTAGCGCCCCTTGTGGAGCAGGATGACGCCCTTTGGTTGGACGTCGTTCGGCTCCACGCCCAGCGAGCGAACCCACTCGATCGCCTCGGTGACGCGCTCCGACGGGTGCAGCAGGTGCGCGTCGAACTTGACGACGGTGAACATCGGGCCTCCCTACGGTGTGACGCCCGCGTACGGGCGGATCGTCAGCCCGCTACCCGGTGCGCTCGTATCTCCCGTACCCGGGCGGGGGACGTCGCCGATGAGGTACGGCCGGTAGGTGTGGGCACCGTTGGGGCGGTAGGTGAGGCCGCCGACGAAGACGATGTCGAGGGCGGCGGCGGCGGAGGTGAGGGTCAGGGCCGTGCCGTCGACGAGTCGGA